GGAGTGTCTGCATATTTAAGCCATGTGTATCTGGGCTGACCATCCGCTCCAGGCTCACCTTGTATTCCCTGTGGACCAGTTTCACCCTTCATAGAAATCGAATAGCTAACTGTGGATTTGCCATCGGCATATGTGATGGTCGTCCTCGTCCACAAGTACTGACCTGCATCCAAAGACGGCGGTGAAGTCAACCAGGCTCCTGTGGGCGCTGTCGTGCCAGAATTGGAGGCTTGATACCTTACTTCAGACCCAGACACTCCGATACCGTCGGTTCCGTCTTTACCATCGGCACCCTGAATGCAAGTCGGGTCTGAACATGAAGCACCGTCGGAGGTATATGTCACGGTGCGCTGCCACATGTACATGCCTTCTTGCCATTCTGGTGCCGTAGTGGACCAACCAGACTCAGGAGGCGTCGTCTGTGACTCTCCAAGAGCGTACTCGACGTCTACGCCTTGGATCGGAATCTGTGAGCCGACAACACTTATCTTGTCTGACTTTTCAGACACATTGTGATTTGGCGTGCCGTCTTCGTTACAAGTCTCATCCTCCGCAGTGGCGTATACGGTGCCTTGAACGCCTTCCCCGAGGCTTTTGTATGACAGATCTCCCTTTGACGTGAGTTCGCCTATCACATGGACTTTACCCTCTATTTCCAGATACGCACGGACGCAATAGAAATCTGACGGCAATCCGCCTTCGAGTTCTCCACTCCAGGAGACATACAGAATGCCGCCAACAGATACAGCCGAGATACCGAGAGGTTTTCCAGGTGCCTCAGTGTCTCCGACATTCTTTGCAACAGAGTAGCCTTCTCTGTTTAGGGATCCGTATATGTCTTTTGAACCGTTTGAACGGTGAATAGATATAGTCCCTGTCGGAGAGGTGTTTTGACCATTTATTTTTTTATAAGCTTGAACAACGGAACGAGCCATATTTTCATAGATGGGACTCATGCCAGGAAGAATGTGTTTGTCCATTTTGTTCCTTTCTTAGTAGGACACGGACTCCATAACACTGAATGTCAGGGATACCTTGTCTGTGTTGTTGCCTTCCATACGGAGAATCCTTGTCGTATAAATGCCGTCTGGCAGACTGGGGTGTTCTCTGATATCCACATCGATAAGATCACCAGGCCATACCATACCAATGAATTGATCTTCAAAATCATTAATATGTATAGATCCTTTCATCTGACACAAAGGTCGTTTTGAAGATTCAAGAGACCCTTCTGAGTGCCCTTTTAAGAGGCCTAAATTATCCCAACTGGTGTCTGAGATGACAGATTCTATGATTGGCCATGGATCTCTCCTCTGGCAGAGAGACAGATCCTGTGCGAGATAGCAAAGTGTCGAATCATCTTGACCTGCTCCAGTTCCATATACCCTCATTGATGGTCCGATATTCGACACTTTTAATTCTTCAATCAGACCTCTTCCATTTGAAAACCAGGTAAGCGTTCTTTTTGCGTTGCTATTGACCAGCTCATGCTCGCTGTCTGTCCCAGCTTCGAACCTCAGCCTTATGTAATTTCCCACCTTATAGGGAACAAATCTCATTTCGATACCGTCTTGAACATTGGTTATTTCGTTGAGGAGTTTGTCTGCTGCATTGTTAGACACATTATAGCCGTAGTAAGTCCTTTGATGATTTCCAGCCTCACCATCGTATTGAGTGTCTATCGGAAGTATCCCTGCAGGCTTTTCTCTTGTGCACTTTTGTATAATGTCTGCAGCTATCCCCCTGAGAGACAGATTTCTGTAAGAGATGGTGTCGTTTGTGGTTCCTCCGTACGATTTGCCAAACACTCTTTCTCTTACAAGGTATCGACTTGACAGTAGATCCTGGATGGACAGAAGGCTGAAATCCGTACAGTCTTCAGAATCAACCCTATACCCTATCGTGCCAAAAATGACAGGTGTATTATTCCACATTAAAACGATAGACCTTTTCATCGGATACAGGATGTTGTTTCTCCCTTCTGGTGTATTAGAAGGAACAGAAGTCCACGGCAGACTTATTTGAGACAATCCATCTTCGCCAACGTTCCTTTTTGTGTTTGTGGACAACGAAGAATCTGACACACTCATGTGCCATGAAAAACTCTGAAGGTCTATGGGGGTGATCATAAGTCCAGACATGGTGTCGCAGACGTAAGCATTCCACATTATTCTACCACTCCAGAATCGGCGACGACTAGCCTTTGTCCTGGCCACGAACCAGCTTTATAATCCAGCCAAATATCTGAGGCGGGAGCTGTGTCAGATCCCCACAATCTAGCAGATATCGTGTGAAATCCAGCAGACACTTCGACAAGATCCTCAAAACAGCATGTCGTCGGGGTGTCTGGGTAATTCGTAAAACGAAATGCCCTTTGAACGACACCATCGAGCGTCCAGTCGACGTATCCAGATCCTACCCAGTCATGAGTACTCGGATGCCATGCCCATGTGGTCTCTGTCAGCTTTACAGACAAAAGTCTGTCTGTCGGCACATAAATTCGTCCACTGGCATATGTGTATGCAGATCCCCTATACACTTCTTTATACGAGGTGTCTGTTTTATCGAGAAGAACGCCAACGGAAGCTCCATACGGTACAACATATGCTCGTTCGGAGATCGCATAAGCATTTTGGGTACTTGTTGCTCCTGCAGGAAGCATCATATATGCTATTGGTGTCGCATCAGAGGGGATTTTTGGTCCAACAGGAGAAGACGATGGCGTTCCTTGAGATACACCAATCGTAACGAGATTATCCTCGTCACCATTCTGAATGTCGTGAGATGTCAACCAAATGGTGTCTATGCGCGATTGGCCAGACGTGTTTGACTGAACGGAAGGAGTGTTCCCTCCTGGATAGTATGCTATGGTATAGCCGTCAGACTCTCCTTTACTGCAGGTGACAACACCACTATCTACAGTATAATAAAGAGACGACGTACCTTTGACATTGAGACCTTCAACGACGCCTTTGTTTCCCAAAAGACTACCGAGAATCTTTCTCATTTCGAGTGCTGAAGTACCGACTCCAGAACCACTTTGAGGAACTCCCAACGCTACAGACATTTTAACCTCCTAGATGTACGAATCGTGGACTATGACTTCGCACGTTCCTACGCCATACGCTAAAAAAGATAGAGACATATCGCCTTTTGGCGAAACGGTAGGAAATCCCCTTTCAGATAGATTCCTTGTCACGTCCACTCCGTTTGAAGATGCCGTTCTCTTGTTGCAATTCATTATAATGGGTGCACCCCAGTTTACAGGTTCCGAATAGGATAATTTCTCTCCAGTATTCTGATTCGTGATCGAGAATCCATTTGGAAAATTACCAGACACTGTAATAATTGGATAAGATACTATGGTGCCGTTATTATGCGTTGTACACGTATTGTTTACGATACTCTGCTTACCCCATTGCAAAGGATAAAAGAGAATGGAATTCTCAAATTGCAATCCTCCAGAAGGGTCTGGCGATGGTTCCATGTAACCTGAGGAGACGTCTTTAGACAAACGCACAGGATCCTGACACACTACGGTGACAGATACTTTAGCGTAGTTGACATCCCACGATTTGTCGACGTCGAATTTAGCGTAACCGTCACAATATGTGCAATCGTATGCGTCGTACACATAGATTCTCAGAATCTTCTTAGAATAGTAAAGAAGTTTTTTGATACCGTCTATCACATCGTCTCTGTCTTTTCCGATGACATAGACTGAAAAGGAGACTGTTCTGGAATTGTATAAAACACCAGAATCAACCACTCTATGGGATCCATCGCCAGTAGTCCTTTCGGACGAGCTTACTTTTGCCGTCGGATTTGAGAACCATCCTTCGATTCCTTCATCCGTTATGTAGAAATTCGATTGAATGGAAGAATCTCCCTGTATAGACAGAGTGTCGTTTCCATATTCCAGGACTATTTGTCGCGCTTTATTGGACATATTGGCTCCAATTCAGTTCATGCATGAGATTTCTGTTGAAAACGGTGGCTGCAGAATCAAAATCTTCGTCTGAACGAACGATCACATTTTTCACGTTTACGACAGGAGCTTCATTCACGACAGGATGGGCACTTATGATTGACCTAGACCCATTAGATGGCAATATGCCATTAAAGTCTGCAATTTTCAGTTCAGGTGTGACTGGGATAGTGTAGTCTCCACTGAGCGAATTCGCAATCTCCCCTCCGATATCACTAACTCGGTTAAATACGCCTGTAACGCCATTGTTAATGCCCGTAAGGAGCGACTTCATGATAGCCTGACCGTTCGGTATCAACAGCTTAAGGTCGTACGGGATCGGTCCCTTAAGGCTGGCAATGGTATTACCAATGCCGCCAACAAAATCGAACACGCCTTGGACACCACTGGTGATACCGTCGAGAAGACCCTTCATGATCGACTTGCCAGCATCAAGCAGGAGCGTACCGAGGTTTCCGAGGGCATTCAGAATTCGTCCAGGCAGTTCTCGCATGAATCCGAGAACGCCATCTATACCAGAGCTCACACCACTCTTGATGCTCTCCCAAGCACCGCTTAGGAATGAGCTAATGGCATTCCAAGCACCGTTCCATACGCCTTGAATGACCCCAAGGACAGAAGAAATCACACCTTGAACAGCCTGAATTGCTCCGGAAATAACACCCTTAATACCGTTCCAGATGGAGCTTGCAATCTGCTGAAGACCGCTCATGACACCATCCCAGTCGCCCTGAATGATGCCAAGAACGACCTGAATGATGCCTTGAATAACGCCCATTACTGTCGAAACAACAGCTTGAATAGCATTCATGACACCTTGTATGGTACTCTGAATAGATGGCCATACCGTGTTAACAACACCCATGATAAAATTCATGGCATTGACGAGAATAGGCTGAAGTGCAGCCACAACCTGTGTGAGCAGATTGTAGATATTCGTAATTGCGGGCATCATGATCGCAGCAATGTTCGTAACGTGCTGAACAACCATTGTACCGATTTGAATAATGATCGGTACAATGGTGTTCAACACGGGAGTCAACACTGCAGTGAGCGTAGAACCCACCTGAGAGAAATACCCTACCATAGCAGTCACCATGGGCAGCACGTTAGAGGCTATGGTGTTCCCCAGCTCCTGGAGCGCAGACACGAATGGTGCGATGTTCGACTCAATAGTTGAACTAACATTCGTAATAGCCGTCTGGACTGTATCGAATACGTCTGCTACAGAAGTCGCAATAGGGTCGATCTGGTCGAACGTGAGTCCCATCGCCTGACCGATGGTCTGGATGGCAGTCCATACTGCATCTCCAGCAGTGGCCACGCGACCAGACTCAGTTTCGAACTCAGCGATGTTATCTGAGATGTCAGAAACGACATTTCCAATGGCACCAACGGTGTTCGGTATGGCAGATATTGCATCGGTGAGACCATTGATGGCTGCGGTGGCTGCAGGCTTAATCAGATCAAGACCCTGTGCCATCAAGTTAACACATGCAGCTTCAAGGTTTCCGAATGCACCTTCCCACGTTGTGGTGGCTGTAGCTGCCTCTTGTGCAACGTCCGTAAGACCGAGGTTAAGGATAGCATCGTTGAATTCATCTGCAGTGATCTCTCCAGCTGCCATTGCGTCTCGGAAATTGCCAGTGTAGGCTCCTGCTTCAAGCAATGCTTGTTGGAGCTTACCAGAAGCTCCTGGGATAGCATCGGACAGCTGGTTCCAGTTCTCAGTAGTGAGCTTACCCTGACCAGCAGTCTGGGTGAGAACCATACCAACGGATTTATACGTATCGGCGGTACCACCAGCAACTGCGTTCAAGTTGCCAGCAGCTTCAGCCAGCTTCTCGTAGTTCGGGACGCCATTGGAGGCTAGCTGTGCCGTGATATTTCGAATGTCAGACAGACCGTACACAGTTTCGTCTGCGTACTTCTGCGTAGAAGCGGTGAGCTCTTCAATTTTTGAAGCGTCAACACCTGCGAAATTCAGAGTCGATGTGAACTTCTGGGTAGAGTCAGAAGCCTCAATGGCTTCAGAAGACAAATCGCTCAGAGCGCTAATGGCAGTCTGAGCCATGTCTGCAATAATATTACCGAAAGCTGAAGACTTAACCGACTGGAAGAAGGTGGAAAACTTGCCTCCAGCACCTTCAGCAGAATCTCCAAGACCTCCGATGTCGGATTTAGCCTTGGAGGTGGCAGAGCCCAGTCCAGACGCATCGCCAGTAATCTTGACCATCAGCGTATCCAGAAGCATGTCTGCCACCTCCTTTCGTTATCGAGAAATCGTTCCGTTTTCCCCGTAGACCTCGTGGAATTTTTTCTTGTCTGGCTTGGGGTCGGAATCGGGATTGTAGAACAACACTGCTTGGTTGTAGAAGAAGGCTACTTGTGGCAGCGTTAAGCAATCGAGCAGGTAGTCTAGCGTCCAATGATAAACTAGGCAGACCTGAGCGAACATTCTCCCCAGATCTACTTCTTCTTCATCGCTCGACGCTGGGCTCGATTCGGAGTAAAATTTGCAGGCGTCTCGCCGTCTGCAACCTCACTGTTGTCGCCACGGATGCACTCAGCGACAAAATCAAGAATGGCAGAGAACTGAGCATTGGTGACGTTGTCCATCACCCAGTCGAAGTCTGCAGGCTCACCGTTCTGGTCATTGCCGAGAACGTCGAGCAGAGCCTTCATCTCCTTCTCGTATGCCTCGTACTTCTTAGACGGATCGTTCTTAATCTCGTCAGAAGTAGCCCACGCACCGATGCGAATAAGCTCGGTAGTCTTACGTGCAGGCACCTGAGAGATGTCGAACTGACGTCCTGCAATCTCAAGAATCTGCTCCTCAGGGACAATCTTGTCCAGATTGAGGTACTTAGCCATAGCCGTTAGCCTTTCTCTTCTTAACCAATAAAATCGTTTATAAGAGCGCAAAATCGCGTTTTTAAGACGATTTTCGACGTTAAAACGCGATTTTTGCGCTTAAAACGTTACATCTGGTGATCTTCGATGACGAACAGCTGGTCACCAACAGCACGGGAAGTGTCCTCCGTACCAACAAGGGTAATCGGTACGACATCCGTCTCGTCGGCATCGTCAGCTTGGAACTCAATCTCGATGCCAGAGTCTGCAGTAGCCTTGTACACCGTGATGGAGAACTCGCGACCGAGGCTGTCGTAGTTCGTGATACGTGCAACGGCAGCGTCGAGCTGCTGAAGACCGCCAAAGCTCAGGCGCTTATACGCTGCAGGCGTATACTTGTAGGACACCTGGACAACGGAACCATCCGTAATCACAGAGGAGCCGCTCTTACGAGCGATGCAAGTGTAGCCGTCGGAGTCGAGAGCCACGACATAGTCTGTGTCCTTGACAGCAGAAGAGCCACCCTTCTTCTTGATCGAATCAATGGCGACCGCATTGCCACCACTCATACGATGATCCAGTCGAATGAACGTGGTACCCTTGAGCGTGTGCTCCTCATTGGTGACCGTCTGCTGAGAACCTGCGACGGTCTCGAGCTTGCTTACGCCACCCATATAAACTGCAAGCGTGTCGAGGTTAATCTCCATGAGGTTCGCCTCGACCTTAGCGGTCTGGGTGCCAGCACGCTCAAGAATAACACCAGTATTATCGCTAGTAATGGTGACCTTGTCTCCAAGTTCGTGGGTGAAGTGGACGCCAGTGAGCGCACCGACGTCTACCAGGCTATCTAGAGACTTACCAATCTCCAGTCGACCAGAGCCAAAGCGGATAGTCTCGGGATGCTGGACTGTAGTCTGAGCCATGGTTGCACCATCCTTTCTAGTAGAACGTGACCTTGAAGGTCATAGGGGAATACGGAGTTTTGACCCCAGTATCCCATTCTGTGGACGAATTGACGTATTCGATGTAGCGAATACGATCTTTCTTGTATCTGTGGAGCAGCTCTTTGAGTGCGCCACAGGTGCTCTGGAGCTCAGACTGGGTGCTTGCAACAACCGTGAGCTGCCAGCTGGAACGAGAAATCGGGGCTGCATCTGCTTCAATGTCATCAACGAGCGAATAGTGAATGGCGGGAAGATCTGGCGAATTCGGCTCGTATGAGGTGGTATCTGGCAGCTCGCCAGGATATACACGTGACCCCACCTTAGAAGCCATCTTAGCGTCGCTAATGATGATGCTCCTGAGAAGCTCTCCAACGTCAAACTGTGTAGCTGTTGCCATGTCAGCCATTTACGCTCCTTGACTGGCAAGCATCTGCTGCATTGCCCTCTGAACTTGATTCTGAATGCGCTGCTGGTTCTCAGTCAGTGCAGGCTGTAGGTACGGACGCCCCTTCATCCGAGCTGTCCCCTGCTCAACATACTTTGCATACTTTACGTCTGTACCAACAAGTACGCCACTGTCAGACTCAGGTTCCATGTGGATTGAACGAGACAAAGTACCAGTCTTCTTCGGTACTCGACGCTTGGCAGAGTTGACAACGGTATTCGCTCCCGCCATCAAAGCCTTCAGCTCAGTCGGCATTGCCTGTTCACCGATGTAAGTGAACTTGGAAAGCACCTGAGCAGTCTTGCCAGAGTCAAGATATACGCTCACTCCAGGCGTGTTCTTAGCCATTAATACCACCTACTTACAGGTATCTCGCTAACGTCGGCTGACTGGTTAGGAGTGCGCTCCTGAACGAGATACGGCTCACTATCCATATGGTCAATGACCGCCTTCCAGCCGATTTTAATCTCAGGATGGGCATCTGCAATCAGGATGCGGACGAATCCCTCCTCTGAACCATAGCTGGACTGGGTATTGCTCGTCTTAGCTAGGTTTCGATTGCCAACTGCGCAGGGGATATCGGTCAGAGCCTCCACTTCCTCGAACTTGTCGAGAATTTGACCTGTGGAGTCCTGCTCTTTAGTCGGCTTGTAGAACGTAACTGTATGGTCAAAGTAGCCTTTCAGCATGTCCTGCCAGCCATTGCCTAGGAGTTTCATGCGAGAGCCTCCCACCACGGACGCCAATGCGTAGGTAGCTGGGGAGTAACCACATTAGCTACGCCACACACAATGGCGTTAGCTGCGTCTGAATCAGCCTTAGCACGGAGAGCGGCTGCGGAAGCTCGAATTGCCTCCGCAGTCGCTTGTCCGTTCGTAGTGACATCCAGAATAGTCAGCACCTTGAGCGTGTACGCTGCATTGGCGGCAATGGCGTCGAGCGCATCAGCAGCAGCGTAGTAAACGTTGCCGTTGCTCAGCTCAAGAAACGACTCCATCTCATCATCAGTGAAGATGTAATCGTCAACAGCCTTGTCTCCGGTGAGAAGCCGAACCAGCTTCACCTTGTCAGCGTACTGTCCCATGGTGCCTCCTTACACGCCCACAGACTTGAGAGCGCACTTCGGGTCGATGACCGTACCGCCCATGACGTGGCGCACCTTGTAGCCGATGGCATCGTGGTCGAAGTCGCCAGCCATAGCGCCAGCAGAAGCGCCACCGACAGACATGGCATTCGGAGACTTCATGAACAGCTCAGGAGAGCGGTGACCACGGAGGAATGCAAACTCAACAGCACCACGAGCAGCAGACGGATCTGCGAGCAGGTAGTAAGCGTCGGAGCCATGCTTCTTGTCGAGGACGGGGAGGTAGTGGTTGACGACGAGCTTAAGCTTGCCCTTCAGCCAGTTGTTCGTACGCATCTGGAAGGACTCACTACCACCATCCCATGCAAGGAACTCGGAGGCGTTGAGGATGTTGTTCGCAGTGACCTCAAGCGCAGGAGGAACCATGAGAATGGCAGGACCGACCATGATAGGCTCGCCATCGTCGTCCACCTTAGCGGTGAACTTCTCGATAGCCTTCTGGAGGTTCTGGACCGTGAGCGGATTGGACGACATGAGGTTGTCATGCTCAGAAGAGAAGAACGTGTCGTCCATGAGCAGCTTGGTAGCCTCTCGCTCCTCGGTACGGCGAGCAGCCTTGCCAAAGCGCGTAGGCTGGTCGGTAAGGAGGGACAGATCGTCGTCGATCATAGCCTCCCAGGAGATGTCGAAACGAGCACCAAACTTCTTCACAGAGAACTGAAGCTCAGACTCGCGACGACCGACAGACTTGTACTCGCCCAGCTCGTCAACGGTCTTAAGCGCAGCCTCGCCACCGTCCATAGCATAACGCTTGGCAGGACGGAAGTCAGCCACCTCAGAGACCTTAGCCCACTGGGTGTAAGTCTGGGGAGCCTCAGCGTAGGAAGCGAGAATCTGACGGTCAAGCAGGTCACCGAAATAAATCGGGAAGTCGCTGGTGGTCAGTGCCTCCTGGAAGCGATACATATCCAGCTTGCTACCACGCTGAACAAGGTTCGCAACAAGATTCGCAGCCTCAGCCAGATTCTTGTTGTACTGCGGATTGTTGCGAGGAGTGATTCGCACACCCTCGCCACCAAAGAGCTTATCTGCAGTCGCAGCCTCTGCGTTGATAGACTCTACAAGCTCAAGAAACTCAGCCATTATTCACACCTTTCTTTACGCAGCAGGGTTGGCAGCAGGGTTGGCAGCGCCATAGGCGAGACCGAGGCAAAGCAGCACAGGAACAACAATGTCCGCGCTGGAATGCGTGACAGCCTCAAGCGCAAAACCAACAGGGACAGCCTTAGGGCCACCCTTAGGGGTAGTAGAAACAACGCCACCAGCCTTAGTGGTCGCCTTCAGCGTCAGGTTCCACACACCCTTCGTAGCGATGGTCGTGTAGTAGTTGGTACCATCGTCGGTCTTGGCATCGGTGAGAGCGACGCCAATAATATCGCCGACCTGAACGAGTTCACCGCTCTTAACGTCCTTAGTGACAGGGAGCGTCAGGTTCTCGCCGACCTGAACAAAGTTCTTAGCCATTCGTTTCCTCCTCTTAGCGGCCATTAGCGGCAATCTTAGCCGCGCTCTCGGACAGACCCATAGCCTTGAAGGCATCGGTAAGATCGACAGCCTCTGCAAGATCATCGTCGTTCTCGTGACCCTTGGAGCCCATGCCAGTAACGTTAATGCCACCAGACAGCTTGCTGATGTACTCAGCTTCAGCCTTGATAGCCTCCTGGACAGACTTCTTCACCTTGTCCTTGTCGAGCTTCTTCTTGTCGTCCTCATCCTTAGTCGCCATGAACTTACCAGCCTCCTGCTGGATACGCTCCTTGGTGACATCAGGCAGGTCGCTCTCCTTCAGCTCTGCAGCGACGATTGCACCGCACTCAGTAAGCATATGTGCCTCGTTGAGGCGTGCAAGCTCCTGGGTGAGGGTATCAATCTGACCCTGAGCCTCGGAAAGCTGCGTGTTCAGACCATTGATGGTGTTGTCTCGCTCACCAATGGTGTTGAGAGCTTCCTCAAGATTCATAGATTCCTCCTCATTTACATTTTCAAGTGCGTTGTATGGGCTTCGTGCAGCCTCAGCAAACTGAGCCAGAACCTTGCCACCAGCTCCAGCACGAGTCACAAAGTCAACAGACTGGACGAGATTAATCTCCTCGACCAGAAGACCTGCGCGACCCTCAGCTTCACCCTCGTGAACCTTGCCACCAGCGCGAATAGACACGCCGATGTATGGTCCAATCTCGTTCAGAGTCTCACGGAAAGGTTCGAACACGGTAGCATCACCGTAGATGCCAGCACCATTCGCATTGGTCTCCTCATAACGTACGTTCGTGAGCACGCCTGCGAGGTCTCGAAGGTCTCGCTCAGGACGCTCGTAGTTGTCAGAGGACTTTGGGTGGTTCCAGAACATCTGCGCACCCTCAAAAAGCTGCGCAGAAGCTGCAAGAACAGCTTCGGAATAGTAACCAGAAGAACCCCAACCAGGCTGAATGACCTTGACAGGGTACTTGCCTACGGCTTTGTCTGCTTCAGTGAGCAATGAGCCCAAGAATGTGATGTTATCCATGTTCACCTCCCGTCAAGCCACACATTCTTACAAAGAAACGTGCTGCGAGTGCTTTTCCATGCATGCGCAGCACGTTCTTGAAGAATTATCTCTCTAGTAACAAGGTGAGACAGCTAAGTTCTATCTGAAATAGTGGGCTTTAACTGCTCTAAGGCTCAAATGTAATGCCATTATCACCTATGTATGGAACGGTATGGTCGACCTTAGCATTCCAAAACTTGTCGGGAATGCCGTTCGGAAATGCCTTGCAGTACGGCTTGGCATCTGGAGTGAAGCCTAGAAGGTACTTGCACATAAGGCATATAGGCTGCTTTGCCTTGATGGGCTCATCGACACTATGACCTGGTCCAGGTGAATCCTCGTAATGAAAAAAGTCTGTCATCGTTTCTCCTAAGGTATAAGCTCGAGCCAGAAGTCTTTCCCACCCCACTCATTGTCTTCAATATGATGCACTTTGAACTTCGAGTCTGGGGCGATGAGATATTCACATTCTCTTGGGTTTTTAGACTCACCATCTACATATATTCCACATCCCTTGTTTGGTGGGACATAAATATGTGCCGTGTTATCTCTGCGAAAACCTGTACTTTTCACAGAAGTCGATACGAACTCAGGAATCTGTTTGATCTCGCCTTCTTCCCACGAATCCCAAAAATCTCCGTCGAATCCTCGATTCACAACAATTGGATGGGATGTGACTCCGTATTTTTTAATCGCTTTTTCTGCGTTTTCGACGTTAATCTTGACTTTTCTATCGGAGAACAGGCTGTTTACTTTACGGCCTTTTCCGAGATACTCGTTCATTTGTAGATAGTAAGATCCTGTGTATGTATGGATCGAATCCTTCAAAGACTTTGGCATGGAAGAAAACGAGACCTTTTTGTCGCTGAGCAATTTGACTACCTCTGGAATCTTCTCTCCAGCACGGCTTGCAAACTCAGATATATCACCTTTTTCGAATGCATCCATTGCTATGTAGTAGTCTTTAGGTCTCAACGAATTAATCTTCTCTTCTACGCCTCTCAGATCCCAGACATCCCACTTAGGAACGCCAGACTCATCGGCACGTTTGGAAGCCGCTTTCCCAGTCTTTGTTTTCTTGCTTGGAGCCACCTGTTGTACCTGAGAAGAGACAGTCTTGCTCGGTGAGTTTTTCGTGATTTTAACAGCACTGTTGGTGTACTGCTTACCATACAGGGAGTCGATTGGCTTACCTAGCATGTCTTCTTCAAGGATGTCCTGGAGAAAATCGCATCGACATCCAGGGAAACGAGGCGGGTGCATGTGTCCACTAGGAAACTCTTTGTTAATTGGTATCCAGCCGACACGCTCGTTCTCCTTGCAACCGTCAGACACACGGTCGTCCTCAAGCGTCTGCCACGCTTTCATCATCTTGACACCATTGTCCTGAAGGTAGTTGCCGACCTGAGCGTTCCCCTCGCAGTAGGCATTCGCTAGTTCTGTGACGGCAACCAGCACAGCACGATTCGATACATGCTTCTGGGGCATCGGAACTGCGAATTCCTCGAACTTGTTTTTGATTTCTTTGGCTATATCGTTGTAAGACGCACCAGACTTGACGCCATCAGAGACGATACGCGCAATCTCCTTGCGAGTGGTGTCGTTAATCTGCGTTACAGCCTCTGCAGCATGCTTCTTAGCATACTCTTGCGCTCTTAGGTTAGGAAGCGACACCCATCCAGACTTGTCAGCCTTAACGGACGTCGTGCCGACGCCAGAACCTGTCTTTGGTGGTGAAGTCTTTGACGAGGAAGCCTTCGGAGCGTTAAGATTGTAAGCAGACTTGGCATTCGGATACGGAAGACCGTCTTCCCCTTGCTTCGTAGTCTTAATGGCAGTCTTGCTAAAATCTTTGGCATAGCTTTTCGTGGCGTTCGAGTCTATCTCGCCATCTTTAAAAGGAGTGCCGACGCCATTTGTGGGAGAGAATTTATTGTATGATGAGCCATCATAAGCGACATATTTGGTCTTACCGTCGTCGCTTCTGTATGCACCAATTTGCCAATTGCTACCAAACGTGCCTAGGAATACTATGCTGCTCTCCTGAAGAGAGGTACCATCGGGTGCACTGGCAGATTCAGATGAAGTTGACGACTTCGACAGGGATGAGAAGAACCGTTCAGTGCACCCGAGGTCACGGCATTGCTCTACAGCACCTGCAAGCCACACTCGATAGATGTAATTCTCGATTACATGCTGCAATTCAGCAGAGTGTCGCTTGACCTCGACCCTTATTATCGCGCTATATTTGTTCTTTAGGTCACGAGAATCGCGAGGTTTTTTTGCTTCGATTACTTCATCGCCCTCAGGCAGTCGCTCCTCAATACCCTTCCACGTAGCCCAGAACACCGCTGCAACGTCAAGAGCCATAGCAGAAGCCCACGGCTGAATGATGGCATTGTGCTTCTTAATAGCAAATGCATTGCGATACTTAGCTATGGTGCCGTAGGGTTCTGCCATTAGTGGTGCCTCCATTCGGACTTCTTAATCTCAGCAGCTCGCCTTGCGATTTCCTCAGGGTCTCGGAACAGGTCTATCAAAGCAAACGGAATAAAAGCAACTACCAGGATAAGAATCAATACGAAAGAATTTGCATCCATTAGATACCCTTCTCCCTAAGCTCAGCGACCATGTTATCGAGCAACTGAATGTACGACTCTTCGACCTCACCAGCAGCCTTGTCTGCCTTATCCTCAGGCGCCTTGGCATTCTTGACATCGTCGCTGTTCTTCTTGGCATCGTCAATTGCTCCTGCAGCCTTAGCCGCCTGAGCTGCCTGCTGGTCTGCAGCGGACTGCTGTCCCATGGCGATCTCGAGAGCCTTCTGCTGCTTCTCCTCTTCGACCTCGTCCCAGCTCTTCGGTTCATCGGGGAATAGCTTGTCCACAATGTCCGTGTCCTCACCGAGCGCAGTGAGCAGCTGGGTGGTAGCAGTCTTGAGGTCGATGGTGTTAGCAGGGGTCTGCCCAGACAGAGTGACGCTCTTCACGATGGCATCAATGCGCTCGTTGACGTCCTCCTGGAGGATGGGCGGGAACTTGACATCGAACGAACGATCGAGATCGCCTGTGTCAACATAGGACTCGCCATAGTCGTTGAACGAGCGAACACCCTTGAGCTTACCACCAGGCTTCAGCGCAGACTGGTCGATGACGTAGTCTAGCACCGTGCTGAAGATGTCTGTCCACAGCTCCTGACGCTCCTGGAACATGAGGAGCATAGGCTGCTCCATCGCCTTGGCAGTAGCAAGGTTACCAGTGCTGGGGTCTCCGAAGTAGTGCTCGTAGATACCAGTCGCAGCGCACACCATCAGCAGAGCACGACGACCATCGTCCACAGCAACCGTAGCGCCACTCTTAGGCATGGGTGTAAGGTCGAAATTGTCTGAGGACATCCACACCTGAGCCGCTTGCCCAGGGAGATCACCATTCATAGGGTTAGAACCACCGTTAATGGCTCCTTCGAGCACCTGCTTGGCTTGCCCCATACCAGTGGCACCAGACTTGCTCGTAGCCTTCCATGCGAACTTGGACAGGCTCTTGACAATGGTGTACCAATCCTCAAGGAATTCCTTGTACGCCTTAGCCCAGTCAATGGCTGCGTAGATCTCAGACACACCGTATTCCATGTCAGACAGGCAGTTCGTCTTCACATGGTACACGGGATTCGCAGCCATGACCTCGATACCGTTGAAGTACCGAGGCAGACCTCCCTGAGGCATGTAGTCGATGTCTGGGTACATTGCCTGTCGGGTCTCGTACTTCTGTGAGCCTGCCTCTTTAGGCTGCTGCCACTGACGGAAATAGTACCACGGCTCTTTGCTATCCTCGGGATTGTAGATGATGCGAGTGATCTCGTTCAATGGAATGGTACGCACACGAGTGGCTCCGTTGAGAGGGTCTGTGAAGAATGTGAAGAACAGGTTCGCAGTCACCTGAAGCTCGGTCTCCTTGACCAGCATAGCCTGTTCGCCTGTGAGCTCAGCCTTGTTCTTGGAGTCGTCCATGAATGCATCAATGACAGACTGGACATCCTCGTCTGCAGCCACCACGTCAACACCCTGACCGAACACGTAGTTCGCCTGAGTAGCTACGGCTCGCTTGACCAGAGGGTTCTTCAACCAGTACACCCTCGCCATAGCGGCGATCTTGTCGACGGACGCTTTGGTGAACTGACGGTTCAGCGTAGAGTCACCCATGCGCTCGTAGCCCACGTCATCCAGGGCCAGCTCAAGCTCAGCAATACGTTCCTGCAGCAGCTCGTTGTTGCTATGCTCAGTGAATGCCATATTGCCGTACAGCTCGACAGCCTCGCTGAGACTGTTAAGCTGTCCACCGCTCAGCCCATTGGCGATCTTCAGGAGCGGATGATTCTTGTCCATTGCCATTCAGATACCTCCTACACTGGTGAGATGATGTTGGGTACGTCGAGCTCGACCAGTGAAGCACCAGTCCTACGGCTGGCGAGCTCCTGAGTGAGGATAGCGGCATAGGATGCCGTGTCGACTTGGTCGTCATGAGCGCCCATGGGGAAGCCAACGAGCTCGTCCTCGTAGTCTCCCAACCATGCAGCCCCCATACGATGGAATACCTTGTGGCTCTCGTAGCGAGCACCCATAGGGATAGCCTTGGTGACCTTGTCCTTGGTAGCGTTCAACTCCATCACAGGCACACCAGCATTGCGCAGCATCTGGAAGACGGGACGACCGACACCGTTGACCTCAATGCCCATGCACGTGGGCATATAGCGTCTGTACTGGTCGAGCAGGAGCCTAGGCTGCTCAGCACCTTCCATCTGTGCCCTGAACACGTCCCAAAGAAGCAGGTCGTTCTTCGGAGTGACGATCCACGTACTGCACACGAACCAGTCTGCTGTGGTCTTGGCAGAGGCTGTCGGGTCGACGGTCTGGAAGTGCCAGCATTGCTCAGGCACGAATCTCTCGTCGCCTGTATCCCTGTGAAGCACATACGTATGGTCGATGAGCTCCCAATACCTGAAATCCTTCCTGCGGAACATGGTACCGTCGGGAGGACTGGGATGCTGCTGGTACATGGCATTGAACATGTAGCTGCCCATGGCGATGCGCGTACGATTCAGCGACACCTCATCGTACATCTCTGGCCACAGTGCCTCTCCGTCAGAACGACCGAGCTGGTCGGTGCCCTCTGCCAGAGCTGGAAGGCTCAGCACCTTCCACTTGTCAGCACCCTTCTCCATGTCTGCCAACAGACGTCCTGCGAGGTCGTCCTGATGCCATCGAGTCATAACGACGATCACGGCACCACCAGGAGCCAGACGAGTGCGCAGTGTAGTTTGGTACCAATTGTAGGCAGAGCGCCTCACGGTCTCAGAGCTAGCCTCTTCATAGTTCTTAATCGGGTCGTCAATGATGGCGATGTGAGCACCCTTACCAGTGATAGCACCACCAACACCCGCTGCAACAATGCCATTGTCATGGCTCCCTTCGAGTCCCCATCGGTCTGCACGAGCAGCGTCCTCTGCGAGCCTGACTCCGAACAGCTCCTCGCTGTCTCTCATCTTGTTCCTCGTCATTCGACCGAACTCCTGAGCGAGGTCTGCCGAGTAGGACGTGAGCATCCACGTCATCCATGGATGGTTGCCCATTCCCCATACAGGGAACTCCTGGGAGACGAGGCGAGACTTGCCGTGTCGAGGTGGCATGAAGATCATAACACGCAGATTATCACTCTCTGACTCCTTCATGCGTCCCTCATGAATGGCGACTACGTCATTGATGGTCGCTTCGAGCTGAGCTGCGATGAGCCTGTGGTGGCGTCCGATCTTGTAGCTCTCGTCCATGTACAATGTGTAGTCGAGGAGGTGGCGACGTGCGAGCTCCTGTCGGATGCATTCGAGCTGACCGAGCATGTTAGGCACATCTTTGATGTCGAGCGGTTGAGTCTTGTCTCCTTCGGACAGCTGGGTAGGAAGACCTTCGGGAGCTTTTGTGCCGACATGGGATACTACTTTGTTACGCCTTGGCATCTTCCACCACCTCAGCAGCCACGGGTAAAGCGGGAAGTGCCGCATCATCCACATGGTCTCCCACAGTCACTTCCACAGCTTGTGCAATTTCTTTCACTTTGGCGCGTAATTGTCCATCTGTTAGGGATTTCACGTCTACCTGCCAATTCACATCTAGCTTGTGTTTTGTCTCGACGGAAATCTCCATCACACGCTTAGCGTTCCACACATCAGGCATACGACATTCGAGGTAACGGATCATTGCTGAGACGTTGCCGTTGATAGCAGCAGAGAACAGAGCATTCTCAACCAGTGAGCATGCGAAGATGCGAGCCTCTTCCAGGTCGCACCAAAACTTTGCATACTTGCCTTCTTGTCCTCGTGCCATCTCTTCCTTGCCACGACGACGCCACTCGGTGATCGTACGGGGATTCAACCCTACACGAGCGGAAGCAGTGGTGAATGTGTAGCCTTGCTTCACTAGCGCAACAATCTGAGGAGCCTTCTCGTCGAACTTATGGTAGCCGCCCTTAGCTGCTGCTTCCTCAATGTTAGTATGGACGGCACAATATTTGCCGTCCACCGTTGCACCCTTTGTGCATTGCTTTCCTGTTCGAGGATTGTGTCCTTGACAACGAGGAGTCCCCCAGTAAGTCCAATGCTCAGGGTCTTCAATATGCTTAGGATGTGGGTTATTTTTGGAATACTTAGGCTTCGATTTCTTAGGTTCAGAGACCTTCTTCGAAGCCTTAGTCTTCCCGTTTTCCCTGTTAGCCGTCATTATCACCACATTCCCATTATTTAAATATATACTCCTTATTCATTATCGCTCTTTTTCTTATAGATTACCTTATCAATTTCATTATATTTTCTTATGCATTAACACATTTTCTTGTTTTACCACATTAACGACATCTCTCGAAAATATTTTTATTATTTTCAATATTCACGATGAAAGTTGAACAATTCCGAGCGATAATAGTGTCGCAGGGAATTTACAACGACTTCGAAAGGACACTGCAATGACTACCATGACCAACTTCTCCGCTACTGCCGAGCGCATTGGTAAGACCTCTTCTGAGAAGAAGGCTGTTGAGGCCTGAGCGGATTCGACTCTTTCGACGATATGCAGCTCGCTGCTGAGTATCTCGCATTCACCCTTTGCCACGTACGCTAACGATCATTTCGACATCAATCGCTGCATCGTCAAGTTCTAAGGAGAAATCATGGCACACATTCCTGAGGCAGACCGCGCTCGCATCTACGAACTCGCAGACGAGTTCGGAGTTCACCCTTCCATCGTCCGCTCGTTGTACGACGTGATGCCGAACGAGCTTTACGATGGCATCGTCACCGCGCTGGAGGATATGACAAACGACCAAGACTACGAGGAGCTGTTCGATGAGTAGGCGCTTTTACCGTTTGACGTTCCACAGGAACGGTAGGCCTTATCTTCTTCAGATTTACAAGAACGAGATGAACGCTCGAAAAGCCTATCTGAAGCTTCGAACGAACAAAAAGTCCGATTCTAAGCGTCTAGATGAGGTGTTTTGGGACTCGTGCATTGGTCGTTGGCAGTACATTCAGACGCTGAACCACACAGACGGCAATTCACGTGATTCAAACCAATTCTAACGTGAGCACGTAGAAACACCGCAGCACTTGCATGAGTCTGCGGTGTTTCTCTCGTTAGAACCCATTCTAAGGCTCCGAAATATTTTCAGAATCAAAGCTCAATCAGTCCATTGGCTCCAGCATCATCAAGTAGGAATCTAGCGAGATGTTTGGCGGCATCTTTAGCGTGAACACCTTTACCTAGGTCGCACCACGGCACGGTCTTCATCTGAGATGCCGTATGCCACACGACTTCGCATCCATTCCGCTCAGCCACTGCAGCGCAACCACCGACCAGCTCCATAGTCATCGTGGCTTCACGACCCATCGTGACTCCAATGCGAGGAGTGTGCTTCTCGATTACGACCACCTGAATGGATGGACCAGCATTGCGCAGAAACTCTTCCATCCACTTAATGGTCTGGTCGTGAGGCACCATTGAGTATCCGACGTTCACGGCATTCTTGTAGCTCCAGGCACAGCCTGTTGTGCCTCCTGGGTCAAGGGCTAGCACACCCCTATGCGGACGTCTAAGAACACGTTGGAACACGCTCACTCCAGTCGACTCTTTATTCTTGGAGGGCTTTTGCATCAACGACATCTGCATCTTCCTTCGGTTTGAAAGTCCACGATCCTACGCACCCATCGTTTTCGTCGTATGCTTCTATAAGGCGTGGACGTTCTGGACCAATAGCTGTAAACAAAGCTACGACAGCCACTTCACAGTTTGATCTATTGAGCGGTCGTAGAAACGTCAGGTTTTGAGTCTCCTGATTCTTATATACGATCAGCAGCCTGGTAGCTTTTTTCTTGTTTTGCTTCTTTCCCATTAGATGCGCCCTCCGCCAATCGCAATCAGTATCATTCCTGAAAAAGTCAAAATGACTCCAGCCTTATACGTGTATTCAGGATCGCCATTCAGCTTTTCGGAAGAGCAGGCAATAACAGCGAGAAATCCGATGATCACGAATACCATCCCGCAAACACATATGACGTTCATCGCTTCTCCTCCTCAGCTATGCGTTCCCACTTACGTTTAGCATAATCCTCGCCAGACATCTCAACGTCAAGCGTAATGGCCTCAATAACATCCTCTACTGGCATGCAACGGCTAGCAAGACGAGAGCTCAGGACGACGCACCAGTCTGGTACATTGCTACGCTTCTTGCCCATTCTAATGCGCCTCATTTCGAATACAGATGAGCGCCTCGACCATTTCAGGCTTGTTCAGACGAGCAATGTCGTCCTCGTCAAGGTCAATGGCGAGAGCGATGAGCTCACTCTTCTTCATGCGCCTGAGCTTGTTGTCAGACAAATGGAGAAGGTCGTCCATAGCCACGTCACGAGGGGAAGGCGCCTTGTCTAAGGTCTCAGGAATGCGCATTTGCTCCTGGAGAGAACCATCGCCTACAGCATACAGAGACCATGCAGCTCCGCATTCATCGCACACTACGTCCACGCAACGACCCGTAGACGTGATGTTCCCGAAACTCGTTCGAGCATGCTCACCACTGCCGCAGACAGGACATACGCTTTCCGTGACGAGCTTGTATTCCTTGTCAGTCATTTCTCTGAGTCGAATAGTCTTCATCAGCCATCGACCTCGCTTGCAGATTCTCCCGTGGAGCCATACCCACCACGAGAAGCGCAGCCCATGTCGTCTGTTTCGATCACGTTGATCTCGGGCATCATAGGCTGAATGCGGAACTGGGCTATGCGCGTACCTGCTGGGATAAAAGTGTCTCGAACAGCATACGCCACAAAACCCCAGACGTCGTCGTTGCCACAGTACTCGTTCTCGATGATCCCGATGGAGCTTGCCATCAGGATCCCGTGCTTCAGACAAGTGGACGAGCGAGGAGCGATGATTCCCTCGAATCCTTCTGGCATCTTGACATTGATACCAAACGGGATGATTCGCACATCACCCTGCTTCATGGAAACGTCCTCGCTGCAAGCAAGATCGATCCAAGCACCGTGGCGCTCAAGCTTGCTAGCACCGTCCATATAACGCATAATAATGTCTTCCATTATCACTCCTTGACGAAAAATGGACGAGCCTCCGAGGAGACTCGTCCATGAACAGATAAGACAGTTTACTTGCAGTCCTCGAAGTCATCCTCACAACCATGGCAATTGCCACAGTCGCCAGACAGGAAGTCCTTGAACTGCTCAATGTGACGGAGGAAGTTCTCACGCTTCTCATCCTCCTTATGCCACTGAGCCAGCTTCTTCTTGGTCACCTCGTCAATCTCGCTGAGCGACAGGAACTGGTCGTTGTCGTCAGAGTTGCACTCCTTCAGAGCACTGCGAAAAGCATCATGCGCGTCGAGAAGGAGATTCAGCTGGAACTCAGTGGGAATGTCGAAGCCATCCATCAGTCGAGCGACAGCCTCCACGCAGTCGACATAGCGACCACGGTCGAGGTTCATGATGTTGTCAATACGGTGCTGCTTGATTTCGTTCTTCATGGTCGATTCCTTTCTATCGATTCCACTTTTTCTGAAGGGGACACGGACGGTCGAACACAGACTCGAATTTGCAGCGGTGCTCATGCTCACACACAGGCTGCAAATAGTCTGCAAAATCATCTCCCCATACGCGCCTCACTTCCTCTTTCATCTGGCGGATTACCTCACGCCATTCACCTTGCGCCTGGAGGCAGAGCCTATCGCCAGCCAGACCGACAAGAGCGCGATAATTTGTGCCGATGCCAATGCGAGTAACCACATTCGTAGGCAGAACGCCACGAGCATCCTGAGTCTCCACACCTGCATCGATGAGCTTATGGTATGCGTCCTCAACGCTCTTCATCGTGTCATTCCATAGAGCTTTCTGCTCATCCGTCTTCACAGACGGACCACAAATCACGTCCATGTCTTCGACTTTGGTGAATCGCATTGACTCCTGGGAGTAACTGAACCCAACACGATGGCGGACTGCCTGATGCGTGAATGCACGAGACACTCCATCCACCTGAAACACGAGTGTAATCCACTCGAACACACCATTAAGCGCGGTCTTCTGCATCTCAGCGAAAATCTCGTCTGCCTCGGCATCGGAGATATCGTCAAGCGAATGACGCATGTCTCCTCGCATGTTCAAGACTCCTGCAGCAATTACCTTCTTTGGCTGCGGAGTTGCAGATATGCAACTTACCTTTACCATTTCTCATCCCTTCTGATAAGCTCCTGGAGAGCATACTTACCCTCCAGGAGCATGCCGTTAACTACGAATTCCAGCGCTTGACGATTCCGTCAGTCACATTGTCTGCAATCTGACCGTGACCCTTAGCGTTTGGGTGAGTCTTCTTGTACTCAACGATCGCCTCGGTGCATTCCTTGTGAAATCCAAGGTACGGCATGTCAGACTCAGGATCGTCGGGCGTTTGAGACTCACGATAGAGAACCAGCTCGTCTCCATCGTAGTAACTAAAAACGTATCGGCTCATTTTTCACCTCCTGTCTTGTCGTCAGGAGATATTATGCGCCATGATCTGGCTATTTTTCACCAGAATTTTCAATTTGTGGAATATTTTCGCCACCGAGCTGAGAAGGAAGGTCATCCTGATCATTGTCATCTGGCACTGAATGAGCGATGAGCTGACCGTCTTCAGTCTGATAGGCGAACTCAGTCATAATCCTGCCACCGCATGAAGCACACAGAGACAACATTGGTGCAGGGCGAGATATAGATACAGGAATGCTGAGTCCGTTCTTGAGCACTCGCAGCTTCTGGCAACCAGACACCGCATATTTCAGAATGCCAGCACCTTCAGTGAGATCAGCCCCACAGTGAGGACACTCAAGCGGATACACGTTCCTCCGAACACCATTGATATCATTCATCGTTTTCTCCTCCCACTACGATAAGCTTCTTAGCGAAAAGCGTATCGTCGTTACCGCTGTTTTTGCTTGCTCTACAGAAGAACGAATTTCCGCTCTTCAGCTGATTGCCGTACTCTTCGAGGATGTCTCCTCCAATGTAAACACCGATCACGCCTGTCGAATCGTTGAGTTGAATGACAGCAGACTTCTTACCGTCGTGATTCTTCTTCTTGACGGACGTGATTATACCGCGCACATAAACAGAGCCTGACTTACCTTGCAGCGAATCAATATTCGTCCATGGGATTTCCTTGTATCCTGCGATGCTGTCAAGGTGAGCCAGAGCCTGATGGTTAACAGGAAGCGGATACCGATTACGCCACGTCAGATAGTCTTCATCCCATGGGCGATTAGCAGCTCCTAGCAGCCCCAACACCTGAATGGATTCCTGCACACGTTTGTTCACGACACGACGAGTCACGCGATTATACAGATCATCGAAGTCTGCATACGGTCTGTGTTCAAGGATATCGTCTACGGCTTTGTCACCCATGCCCTTGATATGCGTTAGACCGAGCTTAATGGCTTTTACGCCACGTTTGTTCGTGACAATACGGCTTTCACGTCCACTATGATTGATGTCTGGCAAAAACACTTTTACACCATGCTGGATGGCATCTGTAAGCGCAGAGCGGAACTTGTCATCCTCATGCTCGCAGTTCATCAGAGCGCAGTACCACTCGACTGGGTGATAATGCTTGAGCCACATGCACCAGTAGCCGATCTGAGTGTACTGAAATGCATGGGACTTGTTGAATGCATACGAACCAAAGTGCACCATCTCTTGGAACAGATTGCGAGCATCGTACTCGCTCATGCCATGGGAAGTGGCACCTTCAAGGAATGCGGGGAGCTCCTTGTTGAACACAGCGACGCCTGGTTGACGCTTAATCATCTCACGCATTCGGTCTACGCCATGAGGATCGTAGTTGCCCAGCTGTCCGAAGATGAGCATAATCTGCTCCTGATAAACAAGGACGCCTTCAGTGTCCTTCGTGATTTCGTCATAGATAGGATGGAGAGACGGCACATCTTCACGACCAGCTCGACGGTCAACATACTTCTGGAACAGACCTGAGCGCATTGCACCTGGACGGTACAATGCATTGACAGCCACAAGGTCATCGAACGAATCGACAGGAATCTCCCTAAGCAGCCCAGTCATCCCCTGAGAGTTGAACTGGAACACACCATTGGTCTTTCCCTCGTGGAAGTCTGCCAGGATTGCAGGGTCTGCGTAGTCAAGAGCCAGTAGATCATCACGAGTTATGCCACTCAGGTCGCACGTTTCTCGAATGATGCTGAGGGTCTTGATGCCGAGGATGTCGAGCTTCAAGAATCCCATAGCCATGCACTCATGACCATCGAATACCGAGCACTTAACACCATTGCGAACATCAAGCGGCATGGCATCTGTGAGCGGGAACGGACTGACCAGAACACCGCTAGCATGCACGCCACGCTGTCGCTTGCGATTCAGAAGAAGCTTGCATGCAGGCTCAAAGTCTGGGTACTTAGAGCACAGCTGCTTGCCAGGAATCGTGTTTTCCAGAATGTCGGTAACAATAGCAAGAGACGATGCGAGCTTCTGACTTCCCTTGTCTCCTGGAGTGACGAGGGAAGACGCCTTGTTCACTTCTGCACGAGGAATATTCATGCATCGTGCAAGGTCTTGCATCACCATCTTCTCCCCGAGATTGCCGTACATCCCCATCGAGGCGACGTTCGCCTCACCATACTTTTCGATGAGATAATCTTTGATTTCCTGTCGACGAGAATCCTCGAAGTCTAGATCGATGTCTGGCGGCTCCTCACGTCCTGGTGCGAGGAATCGCTCGAACATGAGGTCGTGAGCGACTGGGTCAGGGTCTGTAATTCTGAGAGCAGCGCAGACAAGGCTTCCACCAGCTGATCCGCGACCTGGACCATAGAAGATACCACTTCTTCGAACAAATTCAAGCATGTCGTCAATGAGGAGGAAGTATCGGACGAATCCCTGTTCGTGAATGTAGTTGAGCTCGTATTCAAGCCGTTCGATATATCTTGAGTCATCGCGCTTCCCGTCCCACTTTGGTTGAGCCATTCCAGCATACGTAAGCTCACGCAGCTTCTCATATTCCTCATCATCAGACAGACCAGGATACGGCTGAGGAGTGAGCGACTTCCACTGCGGCATCTTGATGTCGACCATATCGCACACCTGCACAGTGCCGTCAAGCGCACGACCGATGTCCATCTGTGTTAGGTATGGATGATTCGCCAGAAGCAGACCACCCATCTCGTTGCGAGTCATCGGGTGGAAGCAGTTGTCATCAAATTCCCACACCTTGCCCTTTGAACCAGTACCGAGGTAGTACTTGTGGTACTGCTGCCAATCTCGAAGGTAATGTGAGTCTGGAGTAGCGACCAGAGGGAGTCCGAGCGTATTCGCGACTCTGATGGCAGTCATGTTGATGGGAGTCTGCTTGTCGATTTTCGTCGGCATGATCTCCATGAAGAAGCGACCGTCGAAAATCTCTGCCATCTGCATACCGAGCTTGAGAGGGTCTTTCGACTTCCCGAACATCGTATCTATGCAACCAGACAAACAGATGACGTCCTCGCTGCACTCTTTAAGCCAGCTTGGTTGAATACGAGGACGATTGTAGAATCCATCTGTCCAACCCCTGGTGGACAATCTGAAAAGGTTCTGGCAACCCTTCCAGCTCTTTGCAAGCAGCGTTACATGGCTTCTGCGCTCTCCCTTGACGTGTTTGCTTGCATCAGGGACAATGTAAGCCTCGATGCCAACAATGCCCTTAATTCCAGCCTTAGAAGCAGCCTTAAGCAGAGCATATCCAGAACCCATAGCACCGTGGTCTGTGATTGCGATTCCAGGCTGACCATGCTCGACAACCCAGTCCACATAATCGTCTACACGAGGCATGCCATCCAGCAGAGAGAACTCACTGTGGCAATGGAGATTCACGAAATCGTCTTTCACAGCAGATTCATCTCTTTCAGATCCTTCACGATCGCCTTGCAGATGTTGCTCGCAGACGTCTTGCACTGATGAAGTGTCAACACAGGAACACCAGCATGAGCAAAGCACTCAGACGCTGCAAGCATGCGGTGCTTCTGGTAGACGAGATCATCGTATTCCCATCCGACCTTACGGACATCAGGGTCTCGCTCCATACATGTATCGACATCTGTATCCAGCATTACGATGACAGGCTTGACGTCCTTAATCACCTGTGCAAGGTATTCAAGGTTTGGATCTGTACGCTGTTGATAAGCCCAGCAGGAAAGCGTAGTTCTGTCGAGGATTGCGTTCGCCCCAGCTTTGTCAAGAGTCTGAATTGCCACAGCTGCGACCTTCCACGAGTCTCGATCGAAGCACGGAGCCGAGTGGCGAGAATTCCCGTGAACGTACTCATACGGCTCAAGCATGTCCTTGTTCAAATCGAGGACGGGAAAGCCCAGTTCCTCGCTCAGACGAGCTGCTAGCGTAGACTTGCCTGCACCATCAATGCCTTCGATAGAAATAATCATCGTTCATCCTTCCACGGTTCATTCATTCCAATAAAGTGGCATGCTGCATCATACAAAGTGCGAAAACGATGCACAAACGGTGCGCCAGTCCTGTTGTACGGACGGTCGACAATGTAGCACTGAATAGTCTGCTTACCTGCGAATTTGACCAGATTCTTTGGGTCGTCGTCGAATATCGCCAGCACGTCATCCACACCGTAATGATCGCGAACGTAGTCGAACTTCTCCTTCGTGAACACGAGTTCGCTGTACTGCAGGTCGTGCTGCTTAAGCCAGTATTCTGTGTCTTCACGAATATTGTCGTACTTGTCAGCAGGGCGACTGGAGATAATGACCACATCATACCACTGAGACAAACGCCTCAAAGCGCCATGCGTACCTGGAATCATGGTCATGTTGCGCTTATGACCTTCCACGCGCCACCGACGCTTAAGCTCAGCATAGTCTGCATCGTCAAGACATAGAATCTCGTTCAGATGGAGCGATGTCAAATCGTTCGGAGATGGACTAAGCTGACCGTTGGTAGCCCATCGCAGGAAGTCACCTCCGTAGTCTGCCATCACATTGTCAAGGTCAACAAAGACCTTCTTTCGGTTCTGATTCTTCACAGATGGCATCCCCAATCCGCTTATGTAGCCATACTCATCGATCAGTCTTCTGTACCAATCGATGAAGTGATGAACGTCTTTACCGTGACCGATGTAAATGGACGTGCTTGGAAATTCGTCCATGATGACCAGAAAGCCATGGTCGCCTTCAGAGTCAGGCTTCGACATTTTCAGCGAATAGCCTTTGTAGCAATCTACAATCGCGTATCCGTTCATCGCTTGCCAAAACCCATCTTCTCAAGACGAGACATCGTATCATAGTATGCCATGTGAGCCATATATGTCGAGTCCCATTTTCCATACCTACCAAGTAGAAGAACATTGTCCTGGTGGTTGTAGAACTTAGCCTTACCGTCTACCTTGATAACCTTGTGAGCACCTTCAACAGGTCGCAGATACTCTGTCTGTTCGATTCCATCGACCCTGCTGTAACGTGTCCAAGGAGCATCAATGTCAACATTGTAGACAATGATGTTGTCTGGAGTAGAAGCCCAACTGTCGTGATTAGGATATGGACTACAGTCAGACACATACATCTCGCGATACAAGCATTGAGACTCCGAGTGAGGATAAATTTTGTTCAGAGGAGCCGTGTTGATTACGAGGTCGAACTTGCGAGACAAACCTCGCATGTCGCTAGGCAGCACTTCACACTCTGTGATTCGTAGACCCTGAAGCATGCTCCATGCGTCCATCCAGTTGTATGCCGTGACAGTCTTCACAGAGCGATGGATGGAATTATTCGTCTGAGAGGCTCCAGTCTTAATGGCATACAGCTCAGCCATAGCCCTCTGGTCTGCCTTGTTCCAACGCATGAACTTGTCACCGTAGCCCACGAATGCAGTCTCGATCTCGATGGGCTTCAACGGTAGTCCACAATTGTCGTGAAGATAGCGAACACCATGACCTGGATTCGGCTTAGTGGCAGATAGAATGGTCGGCATAATGCCTTTGTCCATACAAGCCTTTGCTGCAAGCAGACCAGTCATACCTGCACCGATGATTGCCACACTCATTGATTCCTCATTTCTTCCAACAATTTAATAAACATCGGTGTCTTTCGAAGCGTACCACGGCTCAGCCTTACAAGGCGATGGCTTGAGAGATATCTGGTGATATTCGCCGAATCCTCTCTCGTCATGCCACAGAAGTCTTCGATATCCTGCCTCTTGAACTCGTCGTACGATGACAAGAACTGGAACACAAGAGGCTCATCTTCCAGCCACTTAATCACGTCATCTCGAGAAGCTCCAAGCGGTTCATTCTCCTTGGCACGAGCCTCGCTGAACTGCTTGTATCTGAACGAGGACTTCTTGTAACACTCGTCAACAAACTGTGCAGCAGCTTCGACATGCTCCTTCTTCACGAGCAGTCTGTTGCCGTCGTCCGTTGAGAACAAACGAGCTGCCCATGCTGCTGCCATACGAGCCAGCTTAACACGAAAATCTGCGCTCTCGACGAGAGGAATCTCTGAAGTGTACCACTCACCCATCTTAACAGACAACTCATAAATAAGCTTGCGAGCCTGCTTTGAGAACAAAACATCCTCAGGTCGACGAGACCATACCCACATAATCAGATTGTGGCACAGCTCACTCGTGTACACATGCGGCACTTCTTCAGGGGTGTTGCTGTTGATTACCTTTGAATCAACATCCTCACTTGCAGAAGAAACGACCAGATCAAAGCGGGAAATGTCCTCAGCCTTACCAATTAGCTGAGGTATAAACTCGACAGGATATGTCCTGCTGGAAACATTGTCTCCGTACCTAGGGTTGGAGATCCAGATAAGGCGCGTACGTGCAAGCGCTCGCTCAGTCTGGATTTTCGTGATCTCTGCGACGCCACTGGAGCGAATGCCAGACATGTTCGCAATCTCGTCCTGGGTGAGACCAGAAGCCTCATCGATAACGACCAGTCGACGATCGTTCAGAGGGATCTTTCCCCATGTGATCTGCCAGCGCTTGTTGACTTGTTGCAAACCACCGACAAGACCTGCATACGAGGATGCCTCGCCAGTGACGAACTCTCCGAGTCTGTAGTGTCGCATGAGCTGCTGGACGGTCTCGGTCTTTCCCGTGCGAGTGTCCCCGAACAGGAGAACTTCAAGCCATCCTCGCTTCAGAGGCTTGCCATCAAAATCGAAACGCAGCAGAGAATGATATGCCAAATCAACAGCAATGTGAATATCGTTCCTACCGTAGATTGATGTCACATTCGTAGACAGATCGCGAATGATCTCGTCCATTTTCTGTCGAACGGTTTGACCCTCTGCAGGCTGGAAGACACTGAGCTCGTTTTTCAAGTCGTCGGACATCTCGAACGAGCTGATGTCGTCCTCGCTCCACTCCTTGTCGTAGAACAAATGAGTGGCATGCTGCGTGGAAGAATCTGGCACGGTTATACCTGTGAACACGTAGCTCTTACCAGCCTGAATACCGTGGTCTACGATGCTGACGTGGCGAGTCACGTAGCTCTGGTTCTCATCGTTCCAACTAAGCTCAGGAATGAGAACGAGGTCTTCGATGTTTACATTGTCAATAACGTCCATATCTACGGTACAGTCACCGAGCGCTCCTGCAAACTCTTTCATTTTCGTACGCTGAACAGAGTCGCTCAGACCTCGAAGCTTCATGAGATTCGGAGAGTCTTTTGGAATATTCACTTCTAGTGTGCCGCCTGCTATGCCGATAGGACAAACGGTGCACTTCTTCTTGTTCGCTGAGGCACAGCGGACTACGTATCTGTCTGGAACGATATACGGCTCAAGATCTTTGCCAGCAACAACTGCTGCAGTGCGAATACGCTTACCAGCATACTTTGCAAGGGAAGCCTCATGAAGAGGGACATCGTATATTTCGTTGTCGTCCTCGTCACGAAGAGTGTTGCGAGGAACTGTTTTATCGATAAGGTGCTGAAAGTCATCGCGAGTTGCACCATAGCCGATCACCCAGTCCGTCACATCTCCGTTAGACGGTTCAGAGATAGGCAGGTTCAATATACGAACGGATGAAGCGATATGCTCAAGATTGTTCGCCACATTGACCATGCCATTCTGACCAGCCTTGTCAATGTCGTAGCAAATGTTGACCTCACGACTGTGGAACAATTGATTCCACTCAGGCTTCCAATTACCAGCACCACTAGTGGACGTGACTGCATTGAAGCCTAACTGATGCATTAGGATGCAGTCCATCTCACCTTCACACAGGAAGATGGGATCATCGCTCCACATCGATGGGTCTGGGAAAAGAGTAACGCCACCACGACCGCGCTCCCAGCTAATCACCTTAGATGAATCGCGCTTAGCCCAGTCGTACTGACGAATGTTGTAGCAGCCTTCTTCATTGAACAGCGGAATGGTGATCCTACCATTATGGTAGCCGAGTCTAAACTGACGAATAGTTTCGTCAGTGAATCCACGCTTGTTATGAAGAAAATCTAGCACAGCCGAATTGCACCAGAGATTGTCTACCAAACCATCAATCACGATATCGGAGATTGGTGGAAGCTTCTTCTTGGGTCGCTTCGTGATTAGTTTGGGCTTCTTAGACGATTCATCGCCTACTAGCTCAATTTCTACATCGCCGACGAAACCGTGGTCGCTAAGCCACTTACAAGCTCCCTTAAAATCTGTGTCCTCATAAAGCTGGACGAATGTATAGATGTCTCCCTTGAGACCACATCCGAAACAAGTCCACAGACCCGTGTTAAGATTGATAGACATCGACTCGACGCTATCGTTATGCCAAGGACACCTGACAGCAACTTCACCGCTGCTGTCAGGTGTCAGCTGCTGCCCAAATGCGTATTCAAAGTAGTCCTTGATGGACATATTCTGGGCAGACATTTCACATCCTATTCGAAGTCAAAATCATCATCGTCGTCATCGTCTGCGACATCAGTCACAGGCAGAGGCTCCTCCTTGGGAGCTGGAGCAGGAGTCTCGTCGAACGGAGGCTGCCCCTCGTCCTCTTCCTTCACGTTCTTAGGAGCCTTATCAGCCTTCTTAGCCGACTTCTTAGGGGTAGGCTTAGAAGCGGGCTTCGGAGCGTCAGGCACCTGAATCTTCGGCTTAGAGACGCCCTTCGTAGGAGCGAAACCCTTGATGACATTGCGCATCTGATCGGTAGTGCCGTCTCGGTCGTTCGCGTACTCATCAGGCTCGAGACCGACAGTCAGAATGAGCTCCTTGCCGAGCAGGTCATTCGGATTCAGCTGGAGACGACCCTTAGGCACGTCAATGCCGCATGCCTTGAGCACCTGGACAAGACGCCACTTGGCATTGTCGCTGAGGGAGGTGTTGTCCCAAAGACGACGACCAGCAAACGGCTCACCTTCACAAATCTGGAAGCACCACTTCAGATAAGGCTTACCAGAATTCTTGCCGACCTCACGAGAAATCTCGAACACGGTAGCGCGATAGCGACCAGAGTCAATCGGGTTGAAACCAGAACCCTCGTCCTCGTTACCAGTGAACTCACCCAAATCAAGCAAATCGATAGCCATTGCTTACTCCTCTCCGAAAATCATGTCATAAACTTCAGGGAACGTGGGATTGTCGATGACAGTGCCGAGCATACCAGAACGGTCTTTGGCGTAGCAGGCTCCGACAGGCTGAACCAGCATACGGCGCATAGGCTCAACGCCATCCTCGGTCTCGACATTGTCGACGTAAAGATATCCGACGATATCGACGTACCCGCAGACGTCTGCTGCGAGCTTGGAGCTCATCTTAGGCATGGTCTTAACAGCGCCAGTGACCTCGTTCTTCTCATCCATGGCGAGTGCCGTGAGAATGACGTTCATGTCAAGGTCACGAGCCATGCGAATGAAACGACGCATGCGCTCAGTGTTGTATCCCCAGTCTCCAACGGTAAGACCATCACCATAGGGACGCTTCACCTCTGGATGGCTCTCGACAATATAGTCCATGAGTTTCTTCTGGAGCTCAGTGACGGAATCGATTACGAGCGTGTCTGCCTTGCCGCCACCCTTCTCATGGAGAGTGCGAATGAAGTCCTCAATCTCATCGAAGGTCTCGAACTTCTTCTTGACCACCTTCTTGGACTTGATGCGCGACTGGACAGAAAGAGAACCGCCCTCAACGTCCACGAAAATGGTCTTGTCGCCAGAGCAGCTGAACACGGTCTTACCGACGCCAGGGTCACCGTAGACAAGCATCTTAATGGTGTCCTTAGCCATTCTTAATCACCTTCTCAATCTTGTTGTCAGGGTTCTTGTTTGACTCCGACTCCTGCTTCACGTGGAAGCCTTCAACACCTGCGAGCTCATGAAGGTCAGCCTCATTCAGACGACCCTCCATCTCAGCGATGCAAATCGGACGGTACTCGCAGTCCCAGGAGCAATCTCGAGTAGGATTGCAATAGAAGCCATAACGGTCTGCATGCTTCATCGCCATGTACTGGTTGTACAGCTGACGACCGCACTCTTCGACCTCCCGCTCGTTGCGATAAACAGCCTCACGATAGTGGTAGGGAACCTTGGTACGAGCGGAATACGGGTCACACTTCCTGAGAATGTTGTAGTACACACCGCACACGTCATAGCCCATCTGACGGAGAGCCCAGATATACTGGGTCACCTGGGTATCGGTGATGAGGTGCTTGGTGTCGAGCGTCTTTGCCGTCTTGTGCTCAAGAATGTACAGACGACCCTCACGCTCGACGATTGCGTCAACATATCCGATGAACGTGCACCAGCTGAACTTACCTGTAGGATTTGGGATACGGACCTCGACCTTCAGCTCACTGGCAACTGGAGTGAAATCATCGTTTGGGGCGACCTCTTCGAAGTAGTACTTGAGCATCTGACGACCCATGAACGAATCCTTGTCAAAACGCTCAGAATCACCACCTGCGGAGAGAACCTCCGTAGCCGCCTCAGCGACCTTGTTGTCGTACATGGCCATAGCCATAGAAGCACGAACGTTAACGTCCTTGTCGTTGTTCTCGAGAGAGTAGAACTCTGCGAGGGACTCGTGGACGAGCGAGCCCAGCATCAGTGCGGGAGCCTTGTCGTTCGCGGTCAGCTGGTCGACGTAACGGTACTCGTACTTACGAGGGCAACGCCTGAAGCAAGCGAGACGACTGTTGCTTACGGTAATCACTGATTTTACCTCCTTCTTCTCAAATTAAGGTGAGCAATACAATTGGGTTATATAACCCTCCAATTAGATATTAAGTTTTATTCATGATCACCTCTCCCTGTCTGTCGTCATTGTTCCAATATTATCCTCCATTTTCAGAGGAAAATCTGTAGAAATTTAAAAATTTATTGATTTGTAGCAAGAACTGCGCTTTTGATGTTCGAGATGACGGTATCCACGGTCACTTCCTTATCGTTGATGTAGGCTTCGATGGTCTCGTCAACGGTGTCTGCAGTGATGAGCTTGTAGATGTCTGCGCCATGGATGTCGTTCATACGAGCGTAGATTCTGTCCTCAGCCTGAGCATTGTCGTCAGGCGTCCATGCTCGGTCTGTGAAAATCATCTTGCTGGCAGCTGTAAGCGTCAATCCTGTTCCAGCTGCACCGATGGTAGCAATGAACACCTTCACTTTTGGATTGTTCTGGAACTGCTTCACAGCCAACTCACGTTGCTGCTTCGGAGTGTCGCCTGTGTATGTGACGCATCCGTATTTGCGGAGTGTGCGCTCAACGGACGCTACGACCCTAGCCCAGTTGCTGAAAATGACGACTTTCTCGTCTTGCTCAACACATATCTCCTGGACCATAGCTTCAAGAGTCTGGATCTTTCCGCTTGGTATAACCGTAGAGAATGCAGTCTCCGTCAAGCAATTGGCATCCGTGGCAATCTGTCTGAGGCGCATAAGCCTACTGACTTCAGCAGGAGCGGTCACGAACACATTGTTCTCAACCTCAGCCACATACTCATTAAGCATCTGGGTGTAGATTTTGGACTGCTTGTCGCTCATGCCGCACTTTATGGTGTGGATACGCTTGGGAGGTAGGTCGTGGATCACATCGCATTTTCGTCTGCGAATCATGTATTGGCTGAGCTCACGAGACAACAGATCGAGGTTCTGGTAGCCAGACGCCTTCTTGCCAAAGTACGTCTGCTCGTAGATGACGTACGTAGGTATCCAACGCCAGAACGAGCTGTACTTCTTCTTGTCGATGAAGTGTAGCAATGCCCATACGTCTGCAGGATTCTCTCGCATGGGAGTACCTGTCAACAAATACAGTTCACGACTGCGATACGACAACTTGTTGACTATGCCATAGTTCGTAGCATTGCCAGCCTTGGTTCGAGCCTTGTGAGACTTGCACCTATGCGCCTCGTCAACGATTAGAACGTCCCATCTGCGGTCACACAGAACCTTGGCATTGCGCTCAAGCCGAGCCGCCTCGTAGTTGATGATGGTCCAACGGGACGTTCCAATCACTTGTTTTCCATCGTAGACTTCAATATCCTGACCTTGCCCCAGTAGGTCACATATCTCAGCTCTCCAGTTGTTCTGAAGCCCATTCAGGGTGATTATCAAAATATGTTGGTTGGTCTTCTGGGCTGCAGCGGCTATTGCCTGTATGGTTTTCCCCAGACCCATGTCGTCTGCGAGGATGCCTCGCTTGAGTTTACGGAGACCTTTGGCTCCCGCTTTCTGATATGGAAGGAGTGTCTTCCCCATGCTAGACCTCCTTTACCCAAACAGCATACATCGTGGTTCCACCTGCGAAGAAGTCATTGATATCTTCAGAAAGCTCAATGGTATCGACTGTATTGGTGTGGACTTGATTTGATACGACTGTGGCTTCGATCGACGAGCCACGCTCAGCATCAATGCCACACCAGATCGAGACCTTTGTTCCGATGGGGAATCTGTTTGTGGCACATGTGCCCTGTTCGGTAAGAGACGTGTGGTAGAATCCGTTCATTTTTGAGTACCCGTCTGGTGCAGCTGGGGTATCGTAAACGGTTTCGGCTCTGCTTATCAGTTGAGTCTTGTACGTGTCTGACTGCTGATGCGGGAAGATCTGATTCCAAATCCACATTACGAGAATCGTTGCTACGATTGTCATGCAGATTTTCTTAAGAGTGTTTTTCATGATGAATCCTTACTGAGGAATAACTGACCCAGTACTGAGGAAGTACTGGGTCAGTAAGATGGGCTAGTTCAGATTGAGCGTGAGGTCTGCAGTCTTCGAGACACGGTTCTTGAACTCGACAACGTAGGTGGCCTTGCCAGTGTACTTGTTGTTCTTACGGACAATACGCTTGATGTCCTCGACCTTGGTGCGCTTGTAGCCACGGTGAGCGCGGACTTTCTCGATGACCTTCTCGGGAGCGATGGCGCTCTTGGTGTCGTCGTCCATGCTGTTGATGCGACGAGTATAGCTGAGCTCCTGTGCAGCCTCAAAAGCCTCAACATCATCGGTGTAGACGTAGCCGTTGCGATTCCTCATGCGATACCAAACGTGGGACTCAACAACCTCGCCATCCTTGTTCCAGAGAGACGCAAAACTGTCGTCAGCAAAGTTCTGCTCGTATTTACGAACCTCAAGAATCTCGGCATCATCAAAGCCATTGTATCCGAAATCATGGAAAACGCGAACACGGTAAGTGATGCCGTCCTTGGTGAGGTCTGCCTTGAAATCGTCACCCTGAGAACCAGCCATGGTGCCGAAGTTGAAGATGAAACCGTTCGCGATGAGCTCGTTGACCTTGGCAGTGGCGATAGCGGCGATGTCGTTCATGTTCTTGACGTTCTTCATTGTTGACTCCCTGTCGTAGTTGTCGAACTTCCTGACGACGTTATTATCGCTCAAGATTGTTCAACTTCTATCGAGAATTCGAAAAATATTGAAAATATTTTTACCTGAGGTCGTCCCAACCGTCGAAATTGATGTCTCTCTTGTCTATCTCTCGGAGGATGTTTGGGTCAATATCTATGCCACCAGATTTCTTCTTGTGCGATACGCCTTCGACATCAAACGCCATAGAGATTTTTGATATCTCGCTTTTCACGTACGATTCGAATCCTAAGTCATCATTGAGTTTGTGCTCTATCAGGAAAAGATCGTATGATTCCGATGCAGACAAATCGTCTCTTATGCGGTTTGTCCAAGTCGACATAGCTTCTGCTGGTCGGTAGCTTCCGACTTCTTGAATGAATTGGACAGCATACCTTCGGATTTCATCGTCCACTTTCAGCCACGACATTGCAAACATCTTGAGCGTAGTGTCGTCTCCGTCGACATACTTCCATATGCCACAGCCACGACCCTTAATCAAGCGACCTTCACTCACCAGTTTATTGATTATTTGAAGCGCTGTTTGTGGAGTGACATTCGTGAATTTCACAATCCCTGTGACAGACACAGTATCTGCATAAGCAGAGAGATACCCTTCAAGCATAGGGTACTCTGTCTTCAAGGCTTCGAAAGTATTTCCAGACAATTCCTCGATGTCTGCGTTCTTCCATCCAGTGCGAGCACAATCAATCATAAACTTGTTAACGGATACTCCATTTTTGTCTGCTGCAGCGGCTATCTTCTTCCAGACGCTGCCGTTTGCTTTGATGGCGATGCTGTACCTGCCATTGTCCTTCATCTCGTGGATTTCCATATTATTCCTTTCTGTCGGAATCGTACAACATTCATATTATCGCTCTGTTTTCACGCAATCTCATTGAGAATCACGTATTTTCTTCTGAGGATAGAGATATTCTCTCTCTCTCTCTAGGTTAACGTCAATCAATTTTTCAAAAGGTGAAAACCGATTGAGTGCTTCCAATCGCCCACGTGATTTTCTCTATAATAGATCATACCTAAAAGAACACTAGACTCGAAGGGGGAGAGAGGAAGAGAGAATATCTCTCTCCTCAGGTAAAAATACGTGATTCAGAATAGAAAAAGAAAACCTCTCAGGCACGGCAAACACCTGAGAGGTACACAACCGCATATGCAGGATGTGTCGTTATGCTTCAGGCTTTTTGCGGACTTTGAGCTGTCCAGACTCTGTAGCGTAAAGCTCCAGGTCTCCTGTGATCATCTTTCCGTCCTTGTCAATGACGTAATTTTCGCCATTGACATTAATCGTAGAGTCTTTTACCATTGCGCCTGAATCGTTGAGGTAATACCAAGACCCTTCGTACATAAGCCATCCAGTGGCCATTGCGCCTGAATCGTTGAGGTAATAACGATTGCCATCGACATCGATCCACCCTGTTGCCATAGCACCAGAGTCGTCTAGGTAATACCACTTACCGTCAACACTAACCCAACCAGTCGCCATGGCTCCAGAATCCGTAAGATAATACCATTTATCGTTGTCTAGAATCCAGCCAGTCTGCATCCAGCCTTCAGAATCAAAGTGGTACCACTTGCCATCGATCGTTTCCCATCCGTTTGTCGTATAAGAACCATCTGAATGGCGATACCACCATTTATCGTCTTGATTCACCCAGCCTGCACGTTCGGTCTGCGTTCCAGTCATTACATCGTACCAATACTGAGCACGCTTCATGTATTTGTCATGGTACGATGTTCCCTCCTTAAGAGGTCCAGGGCAACTGGTGGAGCTGAAGTGGCAGTGAGGAAACACGTTGACCATCCACTCTGGACGACCAAGACCGTAGTACTTGCAGATTGCAGCGCACAGATGCGCACCATTATCGATACAAGCATCCGTCATGGAATTACCCTGATTGGCATGCTCAATACCGATGGACTTTTGATTTGCAGCCCAGTTTCCTGCATGCCATGCTGTATCGCCATCCCAGACGAGCTGACCTATGCGTCCAGACGATTCCACCTGATAATGGGCAGAAGCCTCACGAGTCTGCCATACGCTATAGCATCCTTCTACGGTAAGGTCTCCGTAATTGTAGTGAGTGACAACAAACTGGATCTTATTGCCGCCACGACCTTTGGTGAAGTGTTTCGTGAGAATTTTGTTCACATCTGCGTTGAGATTCTCAAAATCCATTATTCGTTCACCTCATCAGAGCGCTTGACATTTCCTTTGAGATAATCTCGTGCGAGAGCAGACTCGCTATCAGATGTACCGCTGGTGGTAGGATCAGTAATGCACGCCCACAGACTAACGATCATGGAGACCACCACAACAGGATTCTGAAGCCCAGAGACGATAGTCTCTCCGAGCTTGACCCAGCTGGTCATATCCTCCCACTGGGCACCAACGCCCACGATAAGCGGGAGCACGATAGCACAGATTACCTGTGCCCAGAAGACGGGATTCTTCAATCGCACTCCCCAGTTGATGTTCAACATTTTTCCTCCTAACAGAGCTTTTCTTTTATTTCGTCGATACGTTTCCATATCGAAGATCGATCTTCTTCCAACTTTATGAGTCGTCGTTCATGGTCAGACATCATGCTCTTTGTTTGACGCAATTCGGCTTTGATGTCGGCGACGTCGCTGCGCATTTCCTTGAGATTCTCATCAATGCGGACGATACGTTCGCGCTCGTCGCCGACACTTTTGGTTTTGCCTGAAAAAATGGCGTACAAGACTCCTGCAAATGAGGCTATCCCAAAAAGCAGATAGAATGCGTCGCGTAGCGGGATGTTAGAATCTAGCACGCCATCTCCCATCTGATCTACTTGTACGAGTCGACAAGCACCTTGACCTCAGCCATGCAGTCTAGGGTCTTGGTACGTTGCCAATCGTAGAATTCCTGCAGTTCTGGTGACAGATCTCCGTGCTCAGAACGATAATTCGTCATGACGCGAGTCATCTGGTTGTAGAGCTTTTGGTAATGGTCGAGTTCAGTGCGAGCTAGAGACACGTAAACGTCTGCCAGCTCTCTGTCCTCGTCTTTCAAGTGAAGCGCACATTGAGCGTATTCACGAGCACCGTCAAGCTCATCGTCCATTTGTTCGAGCAGCGTAGAAATGCGCTTCATTCTAAGCCACCTTCACAACGATAACGTTTGCTACTCGAACAGAGAACTGTTCGAACTCTTGACGAGTGACGTACTCCTGGGTAGCCTCAGCTTCGACCTTTTTGAATTCAAACTCGGAGACAGTCGACACGCCAGCCATGTCCGTCTCCTTCAGGTAGAACCTGTCCTTTTCCTTGTCCATCAGGAGAGCCTTCGAACCGAGCGGAATAGTACAGTTCTTAGCCTCTTCGATTCCACTGACAAATCGAACGCCTTGAATACCTTGCTGTCCTTGAGCAGCCTGAGGCGTCTGAGGTTGCCAGTTTGGCATAGGAGTCATCCCCTGCCAAGGATATTGATATTGTCCCATTAAATAAGGCTCGAACATGTCTTCTCCTTTCTACGGATAACGTTATTATAACTCTTTAAAAGCCCATCAAAAATCGCAATAAGGATAACACACATAGAAATTAACAAATTCATTATCTCCCGCAGATCCATTTGTATAGATCCACAAAGTGTCGCCTAAGTTGTCGTCTTTACCGTATGCCATCAACCATATAGATGCGGTATTATTAGATATGCTTCCTCCAGTTTTAGACAGTGTGGCAGGATACCAGGTCGGAAATTCAGGACAGTATTTTCGAGGAAGATGTAAATGCCAGGATCCTGTGATTCCAGAAACCGCACCGTAGATGAATACCATTCCAGCAAACACTCTGTATTTTACGCGACCGAAAGTACTGTCTTCATAAAGTGTTTTCCAGTCTTCAAAGCGCATAGCCTTGTATACGTCTAGACTTTTTACAGGAGCTCCGTTTCCTCCAAAAAGATACTCGTAAGCGTCTAATATCAGGAGGCCATCTTCATATGTGCCTTTCTCATTTGTGATATAAAGTCCCGGATTAGCTCCCTTTGACGTTCCTGCGCCAGCGATTACACCTACCAACTTTTTGCCGTGGATGGTGATTCCTGCATTTGCGTTATCTGCAGAAGATGCTGCTGGCTCAATCCATCCTCTTGTGCCATACAGATACACTCTTGAATCAATGCTGTCTGTGCCGAGGTACACTGTTTTGGAATTAAAAACAATGCTACCGTTTGCTGTCAAAACTGCATCATCGTCTGTCGTGGTTAGATTCGCTAGATTGTTGCCTACGACAGTTCCGCTGCTTCCCCTGAGGCCGACCAACTCACCAAACAGTGCCAAAACAGACGAGCTAGAAGACGAAACCGTCCCTATCTCACCGAGTCCTCCGCACATACGGATAATAGATGTCTGAGAGTTCGAACCGAGACCAATCTCATTTGACTTGAAAAATGCTACCTCGACTGCACCTCGACGGATATGAAATCCATTTCCGTCGATCAAAATATTTGGTCCAGCGGTGGCATTATTCGGTTGAGTCGTAACGTGAGCACCGTTGTCGTCTGTCCAGAAGTAATAATTGATCTTTTCGACTTTGTTTACGGCTTCATTCGCAGTCTCGTTCGCCCCATTAATCGCTTTGGCAAGTACGGGAGTGGTGGTCGTAACCGTATTGTTTGTCCACGTTACCTGCGAGCGTGTCCAGAGGTATTTCCCCTCGGACCACTTAGGCTGATTCGTACTCCAGGATCCACCACTCTGTGTAGTGCTACTAGTAGACAGATAATACTGTTCTACAACACCCTTAATGCCGATTCCAGCATCACCTTTTGCACCAACAGCTCCATTCTTACCATCAGCACCTTGGATCAGGCTCCAAGCGTAGTCTGAAGCCACGGAAGACTCAGTCGAAACCTTTTTGTTGTATGCCAAGCCTATGTACTTCTTGCCAGACGGATTGTCAGACATTCCTCCTCCAGAGGCATTGTCTGCATACTTAATCCACGTATATAACGTGGAACCGTCTTCACCTGCAGGACCAGGAACGCCTTGTTCACCTCGTAAACCTTGTTTACCTTGTTCACCTTGTGGACCTTGTGGGCCTCGTGGGCCTTGTGCACCTTGTGCGCCTTGTTCACCGACGATTTTAGACCATGTGTAGTCAGAATAGTTCGAAGACTCTGAAGGCGTAGTCTTGTTGTAGGCTAGACCTATATAATCTTTGCCATCAGGAAGGTCAGACATACCACTGGTGGGAGTGTCTGCATATTTAAGCCATGTGTATCTGGGCTGACCATCCGCTCCAGGCTTACCTTGTATTCCCTGTGGACCTTGTGGGCCTCGTGGGCCTTGTGCACCATCAGCTCCATTCTTACCATCAGCACCTTGGATCAGGCTCCAAGCGTAGTCTGAAGC